GGTGCCGACGAATTCAGCGGCATGGCGATATCGTCCCCGTCAGCGATCGGCGCGTAATTCTCAAGCGCGCGGATCTCATTAACGGTGAGAATGCCGGTTGAACGGGCAGCCGTATAAACGGCGTACCTACCCGCTGTGTCGGTCCTCAAGAGCGCGTCAGCATTGAAGCGGGCAGACTGGGGGCGAGGAAGCATGGCGGACCATGCATCTTCAAAACGGCCAAGCCAAGCACTGAGCGTGTAGGCGAGGAATCCCAAGCCTTGCTGCTCAATACCGGTGCCCCATGACGTCGTTTTGTCAACCTGACCAAGCATGTGCGGCGGAACACCAAACAACATGGCAATATCAAGGTTCTGCGCGGCACGCGTGCCAAGGAACTGCGCATCTTCCGGCGAGATTGAAATAGGCTTCCACTTAGCTCCGCCGGACAGCACACCAACAGCGTGGGAGTTTTTCAGGCCACTGTGTGAGGCGCTGAAATTCTCTTTGATCTGCCGGGCGCGACCAACGTCTAGGTCTGCCTCAATCTCCAGCACGCCAGTCATGTGCGCACCCTCGCCGAAGAAACGGGCGCCAAACTCTTCAGCGGCAAGGCCAAGGCCAATAGCCTGCCTCGCGTAGCTAATGACGCTCATGCCCGTGGGAGACTCCGGATACGCCATGCCCATGAGGTGCACAATGTCTTCCGGCGAATCAACAGGCTTGCGGTCAACCTTGTATACCCGCTGGCCGTACGCATCAAAGGTGCAGTCAACACGGTCCGGGTGCAGCACACGGAGACGCTGAGGGCGCCCGTAGGAATCCCTCGCCAGCACCAGGCAATACGCGTTGCCCCGGAGCAGCAAGGAAACCATCATTTGGGCCATGCCTTGGCGCCGTGTCGGCAGTCCGGCCGTGCTGGCGCCTCCGAACGGGTCAGCAACGATGGCAGGCGGAGGCTCGATGGTTTCCCGGATCGCACCCTTGGACCGGACGGCATCAAGGGGCAGTCCGCTGACAGCGTCAGAGAGCAGGCGCACGGAGGATGCAACGGCAAGCATCTGCATGGCCGTATCGTCGTTTACCGGCACGCCGGACGCTGTGTACGCGGCAAGGCTGCCGTTACTGGGAATCGTCCACGGGTCTCCCCCACCGGACGGCGCGTAAAAGCGCTTGGCGGAGCCAGCCGCACGCTTGAGCATGCTCACTTGTCAACCACCGCACCAATCACCAGCAGGCCAACGCCAGCGAGCGCCAGACCTAGAGTCGAGTTGAACGCCCAACCAGCACCCACAAGGGAGCCAATACCTAGAACGTCGGCAATCTCGGCCACCGTGCGCCGATTGGGTCGCTTCATATTCGGTTCCTTACAGGTCTGCCCAACTGAAGAATTGGGGTTCGGGTGCAACCTCCGGTTCCTGGCAAGCACGCTCCAGCGCCATGACAGCGGACACGGCAAGGTCAATCTTGCGCGGGGAACCCTTGGCGTCCTTAGACAGCCGCGAGCCCCGTGAATCCGTGCGAAGAACACAGTTTGAAAGGTGGCGCGCTAGGCGCTGGTCACCGGAGTGCGTGACAGTCTTGTTGAGTACTGCCTCATAGAAACGCTGCGTTGCCGGAACCATGCGCGCCGGAGACTGCGGAAACTCCACAATCGGCAGACCCTCAGACTCAAGAATCTGATAGGTACGAGCCCAGCGAAACGGGTCACAGACAATCTCGCGCACCTGCCACTTACGGCACGCTGCCCTGATCTCTGCCTCAACGTCAACAATGGGCACGGCCCAATCGTTGCCCGCTTCCCGTGGTCGCTCCCACGCTGCCACGACGTCCACATGTGGCTTGTCATCCTCGCCAGCGGGACAGCGCACAACCACCAAGGCAGTGCTGTCGTTGTTGAACGACCCGTCAAACCCTAGGACCACCTCGGCACCAGCCGGTATGGGGTCCGCCTCGCCTGCGCACTCATCCCAAGCACCAGCGGGCAGCCAGGCTTGCGCCGTCGAAACCCACTGGTTGAGTCGCTTGGTTCGGTACTCCGCTTCCGGCGTCCGCAGTACGGAGGAATGGAAGTCTTCCACGCTGACAATGTCGCCCAAGCCAGGGTTGGCTTGCGCCCACGCTTCCGGGTCCCGGTGGTCGACACCTTCCGGCACGCCCCACCAGGCAAAGTAAAATGCCGGGTCGTCAATCTCGCCGGAAACGATTTTCTGGCCGTATTGATACATGCCGTAACACAGCGAGTCTCCGCCGGTTGAGTCTGTCTTGACTCCAGCGGTAGTGATACCGATCATCATGGGCTCAACACGCGCACCGGAAGCGAGAGACATAACGTCCCATAGCTCACGTGTGGGCTGCGCGTGGACCTCATCCGCAATCGTAAGGTGCGGGTTAAGCCCCTCCTTGGTGAAGGCTTCAGCGGAAAGCACGCGGTAAACGGAGCCGGTAGCCGGTAGCTCAATCGCATCACGGTAGACGCGAAAGCTATTGGCCATGGACGGCTCAAGCTCAATCATTTTCTTGGCAGTGCCAAAGACAATGCGCGCCTGCTCCTTGTCAGCGGCGATGGAGTAAACCTCGCCACCCTTGGGACCAGACACCAGGCCGTAAATCGCAATGGCCGCGCCTACGGCTGACTTGCCGTTTTTACGCGGCATGCCTATGAGCGCTTGCCGGTGCTTGTACTTGCCGTCTGCGCGCCTCGCAAGCAACTGACGCATCAAGGTTCGCTGCCACGGCCGAAACTCCAGCAGAGACCCGCTGGAGCCTCCCACAGAGTCCTTGGTGACCCGGAGGAAAGACTCAGAGAACGAAACGAACGCGTCCCCGTCGCCTCGCTCAATGTCAGCGTCGGCAACCGGCGTCAGCAGGTAGGGAGCGCTCATGTTGCAGCCTCGCGAGCCTCATACCATGCCAGGATCGCCGGGCCATCTTCGATGCGGAAGGCAGTCTCATACACAGCCATTGCATCGGCTATGTCGGACCAGTCGATGCCCTTTACCGCGTCCAGCAGCGCCAGCGAGGGAGAGCGGCGAATTCGCGAGACATGCCGGAACCTGCGCAGCCATCGGGGCATGGTTCCTCCAATGTGTGAATTCGCACGCTGCTAGCGGGCAGCCTGCTTGGTTAGAAAGTCCTCAAACGCGTTGCGCGCCTTAACCTCCGCGAGCCCCATACGGGTGCGGTCAGTTGGCGTCAGCCCCAGCGCGCTGAATAGCTTGGCTATCTCACCTTCAATGGTGGACAGCATGCCAACCAGCGGATTGGGATACGCGTACATTTTGTCTGTGAAGAGCACCAGTTCACTGCGCGCTAGCTGAGCTTTCATCTGCTCTCGCCGGTCGATCTTTTCGCACAGCAATTCAAGCGTTGGCTTGTCAGTCTCAGCGAGCCAAGCGGCGCCAGCGGTAATGCGCCGGAACATCTCTGCCCCAGCCTCGCCAAGGTGCGCGGGGACACTCTCTGTCACTGGCGCAACGTCGTGCGTGTCGGCAAGGTCCGGCAGTTTGCGCTGCCCAGGGTTGCCCAGCTTGCGCTTACGCTCCGTAGGTACCGGCGGACGTCCAGCAGGCATGCCGCCACCTCCGTTTTCGCATAATTATGCGCATCGGAGCGCTTTTGGGGCCAGACCCCCCACCCTAGAATTTCGCAGCGGCGTTTGACTCCTAAGGGGCCGGGTCCGCCTGGCGCATTGTCCCAGACTTTGTACCGCCCCCCACCATGCATACATATGCAAGATTGGAGCCTTGGCTATGCATGGCTATGCACCAGGCAGAGTCACACAGCGTCACGCTTCCTGCTATTGCAGCCCCGACACAGCACACGGAGGTTGCCGCGCTCATGGGTACCACCAGCAGCAAGGGGAGTGATGTGGTCAACGGTTAGGTCAGTGGACTGGTGAGCAGGCACGCCCCAACCAGGACAGCGCTGGCCGTGCAGTCGCACATGCTCTGCCACGACTGACTTAGCCACTGTCCTGTACCTGCTGGTGTATCCACGCTGGCTAGCACTGCCACGCTGCCGCTCTCGCTGTGCTTGGTATGCAGCACTGCACACATCACAGCGGGATGCATTGCGAGTCAGTCTCTTACAGTGCAGGCAGGGACGGAGCCCCATCACACCCACCCGGCAGGCAGATCCGCCGTAGGCTCCGGGTCGCTCTCTGACCATGGCACCGGTACACACGTACAGTTGGGCAGCACAGTGCTACTAGGGCCAGCGCACACGGCCTGGTGGGTAAGGCCAGCAAGATCTTGGGCAATAGCATGACTGCCGCACGCATATACAGCCACAAATGTATTCTCGGCCGTTGCTGTGGCGCCACCCTGGTTATCCGGGATAGCGGCAAGCTCATCCGCCGTAGGGCGCCTAACCCACTGGACCAGCGCAGATGATCCGCAATTACCGCACGCAGCCATCTACGCTCCAATCAGCCGGGCAAGGTCGCCAGGGGCAACATCACCCGTAAGACGTCCGGGGAAAAGATCAATGCCAGCGCGCCTATACGACTCATCAACCAACTGCGAACAAATCATGTGGCCGCTGTCAGCAACAAAGTGCTCAAGGTGCTTGCTGCGCAAAATGCGCGCCTCACCGATGGCGAGATAGTCAAGGAAGGAATACGGCGTCCCCTTGAGCGAAAGCGCGGCGGAAACAATGTCGCGTCGCTGGGCACCCGTCAGCTCAAGATCCGAATAGGCAGCACGCTTGCCACCTTCCAGCGCATGAGCCAGCGTCGACAGCCGGGCGCCTCCGGGCTCCGCCTCAATGATGTTACCGTTGCCGACATACACGAACGCGTGCGTGAAGTAGCTACCGCTCCCCACAGCGCGCTGGCCGACGCTCACAAGCTTGCCGGTAACACCAGCTATGCGAGTAAGCCCAAAGTCACCGGGTAGCGGATAGGAAGTTTTCACGCTCACCCCAGTGTGTGAATTCGCACGTTGATATGGCTGGCATGGCTGGACTTGAACCAACAACAACCGGATTAACAATCCGGCGCTCTGCCGATTGAGCTACACGCCATTGGTAGCAGGCCATTCCGCTACGCGGCACCGCTACTTGGGGGTGGTGGCATTTCCTGCGTGAACGCAGCCCCTTACCAAATTGGCGACCCGCCCGGATTGCGTGCCGGACTTTCCCTTGACGGGATGTGCTGCTTACACCAGCGGGAAGATTTAGGGTTACTCGCCGCCCGTTTCGCAACCAGTGACTAGCTGGGCTACTTGGGGCCGGTTTCACCCATGGTGCATATCGTGGGCCGGTCAAGGCCTATTGTCTGCACCTACGTCGACGCCGTTGGAATCGAACCAACAGTCTTCCGGCCACTGCCGGGTGCTCTGCCATTGAGCTATACGCCGTTGCGCGGAAGCCACTGTCTTCCAGTGCCTAGGGAGTGCATGCCCCTCACATGTCCCGCGCTCCGTGCCGCATCCAGGATTTGAACCGAGGACCTTCCGCTCTTGCGCGGACGCTCTAGCCAGACTGAGCTAATGCGGCAGGTGGCTGGCCGCTCAACCTCCG